AAGCAAGCCACGGTGAAGCTCGTCTCTATCGCGTGAGCGATATGGGACGGCATCATCCCAGAACTGTCTTCAACTCCATCCACGACGTTCCTCTTAGGGACGTCATCCTTGGGATTTTCCTATGGACGCTGAGTCTATTCGCCGTTCTCGGCATGCTCGCACTGCTGTACCTCATCATCACGAAGCCTCTTCGGCTTCACCTAGGGGAAAGCGCAAACAACGCGCAACCCGCCGTCCAGGTCGTCCAAAAGACAGCCTATCCGACAGCGAGTATTCCTGCCCCTCCCGCTTTAGCCTATCCGTTTTCGAACGGCGGCTTCGCGGAATCCTTGGAGCCAGCGCAAGCCGACTACCAGGGGTCCCAGGAAGTGATGGAAGACCTGTAATCGACGATCCCTCCACCTTTGCCAAGCAGTATTTGCTCGATCACATTATGAGCAAATACGACGACGGAGTCTCATCTGAGACAAAGGCGTCTGCTGCCTATGCTAAGTGGGAGGTTGCCGAACAGATCTGTAAGGACCGTAATTCCTACTTCGCCACAACGGCTCCGGATTCCGTTCCGGGGCTTAGGCGTGCAAGAGAGTACATGTACGCTCTCTTGGGTCCAGAGGTACCGCTTAAGCGTTTATCCGAGCACTTCGGCTGGGGCCCTGGTTCTTCGACCAGGTTAACCCGCCGTTTCGGAGACGCGTGCTATAAATACTCCGGTAACCCGGAAGTTACACCCAATGCGTATATTGCCGGTGCGGCTGCAATTGCAGCTGACCCTGTCTGGCAACGGACAGTCGGGTATTTACCTGGCGGCACCCCCACAGTTGTTTGGGGGAGTACGCTAACCACTGTTCCCAAGAACTACAAGATTGACCGTGTTATAGCGGTCGAACCCGATCTGAATATGTATCTTCAGAAAGGGCTTGGAGGACTCTTGCGGGCGAAACTGAAGCGCGTTGGCATCGATCTCGATGACCAAACACGTAATCAGTTTGCAGCCCGTGATTTCGAGCTAGCTACCATTGATTTTAGCATGGCAAGCGACTCGGTGTCTTCCGGTCTTGTCTGGTACCTTACTCCTGCGAATTGGTCTGAGTGGTTCGATCGGACCCGGTCTGACTTCACAGTCAAGCCGGACGGTCGCCTCCACAGACTACAGAAGATCAGTAGCATGGGGAACGGGTATACCTTTGAGCTGGAGTCAGCGATTTTCTACTGCCTAGCTCAAGCGGTTGTGCCAGTTGAGGAACACCATCGTATCTTCGTGTACGGGGATGATGTAATTATCCCGAAAAGGTACGCCCAAGATTTCCTCGAGCTCGCCTCGGTTGCAGGCTTTACGCCTAACACCGATAAGAGTTTCGTGGATGGGCCGTTCCGCGAAAGCTGTGGCTTCCATTGCCACAGCGGATACGATGTCACGCCTTTCTATGTGCGCAGGCCGGTCAAAACACACGACCAGCTATTCTTACTGCACAATAACCTTAAGAGGTGGATGGGACGAGTCGACAGTCTTCTCACGAGGACTGAATGGTTCGCTCTCACCAATCTCCTAAAGGAGTTGCGGTCATTTGCGTGCAAGAGGTTGCAGCGCCCACGCATCCCAGATGGATACGGTGACGGGGCCTTTATTGGCTCGTTCGCCGAATGTTCACCTAGGGTGCATGGAGGCGGTTGGGAGTACTTCGTCGTCTATGTCCTCGGACGCAAGTCTAAGGTCAGACGTACAGAAGTTCCCGGCTTGCTTGTGAAGAGTTTGTACAATCTGCATAAGCGTTTGCCTGTGTTGCCCAGAATATGGGAACCAACAGCGTCCGCAAACCCGAGTTCTACGGGTCGTGGAAGTGAGGTACGGACCCTTGTCCGTCTCACTGTACCGTGGGACGCATTCGGCTAGTCTTTGCAGGCCG